GCTGGTACTATTAGTTTAACTGCTGATAATGTAAGTAGTGGTATTGAACCTGTGTTTGCTTTGGAAACACAAAGAACTATTCAAACAGAGGAAGGTACTAAGATTGTTCAAGTACCTGACTATGCTTATTATTATTATAATGTCAAAGGTAAAGTATCTGAAAAGGTAAAGATGGATGAGCATCTTGAAGTACTTGCTGTAGCTCAGAAGCACGTAGACTCTGCTGTGTCTAAGACATGTAACGTTGGAGATGATGTGACATGGGAACAGTTTAAAAATCTATACTTTGAAGCATGGAAAAAAGGATGTAAAGGGATTACAACCTTCAGAGCTTCTGGTAAAAGATTTGGTATCTTGAATAAAGTTGAAGAAGAAGAAGGTAATGCTTGTGTGTATGACCCAGATACAGGAGATAGAAGTTGTGGTTAAATTAAATATAATAAAAGAAGCTTTACTTAAAAAATTAGAAGGAGATATAGAAGTTGCTGAAACAGATCTAAGAATATTTTTAACTAAACCTGTTGGTGTTGCAGAGCATATAGATTATGTAGCTACAGCAGAAAAAAAATTAGAAGCTCTTTCTAATGCAAGAGATAAACATAGTACTCTTAAGTGGGTACACGTAAGTGAGTTAGTAAAAAATGAAGTATGAAGTGCTTAAAGAATTAGAAAAAGAAACATGGGATGATAAGTTAGTTGATGAGGTTAATCATCCTTCTCATTACAATCACAACAAACATGGTATTGAATGTATACAAGCTATACAAGCCAGCATGTCTGATGAAGAGTTTAGAGGATACCTTAAAGGTAACGCTATAAAATATCTATGGCGTTATAATTATAAAGGTAAACCTAAACAAGATCTAAGCAAAGCTCAATGGTACTTAAATAAACTCTTAAGTACCTTTTGATGTTAACCATTTTTTAATGACACTAGTAGGAATCATATGAACAGAATCAATACATGAACCATTATCTTTAAATAAAACAATTGATCTATCTAAGTAAGGATGTATATATATTATAACATACTTAGGATTTCTATCAGTTATAGGTGGTTCATTGTTAAAGTAACTTAAGAATATAATTCTTTTATTTTCTTCAATCGGTATAAGTTTTTTTACTTGAAGTTTTTCTGTCCAGTAACTTACTTGATATTCAAGTTTACATTGAGTTTGTTTAGTTTCAGTAGTCTTACTAAAGCTTAATACTGCAGTAAAAAAAACTACTGATAATAATATTTTTAAAGGGTTTGTCATTGCTTCTTAGCCTTAATAACATCAATAACTTTCTTAACACCAAATGAGGCAGCTACAACAACACTAAGTAGATACCAGTACTCATCAGGTACGTCTTCATCAAGCACTTTAAATGCTTGTTTGAATCTTATAATCATTTCATCTGCTTCAAAGACAACAGCCAAGAACATAGATACAAAGGGCAGAGTTAATATAATTGTAAGGTACTCATCCTTCCAAGAGTTGTCACTATTACGAGCCTGTATCTCATCCCAGTTACCATCCTGTTTAATCTGAGTTATCTTACGATCATGTATGGCTTTCTTTTCTTCAGCTTTATTATTTAAATAGGTCTTACCAATACCTAAAACACCATTGACAATAGGACCTAATAAAGGTAGCATTATAATCTCCTATTTCTTTTTCCAACTTATACGCTTTGGACCTTTCTTCTTCTTAGAAGCAGAGGTACATTGAGCCTTTGTAGGTCTACAAGCAGGGTAAGGACGTTTAGATTTAGTTGCAGACTTACGTCCACAGGGTTTACCTGTCTTACAATCTACCCAGCCTTTACCTTTATTACGAGAGAACCACTTTTTTAGGCTATCACTTTTTCTTTTTGCTGCCACTTTTATTTCCCCAGTTTTTTGCACCTACTTTACGACACTTTACTAGAGCACCTGATGCATAGGCAGAAGGCCATTTAGTATAACGTGATTTAACTTTATGATAACAAGCATCTTTTTTAGTTTTAGATTTCTTAGCTGCCATTGTTACTTCCTTGATTTTTTACCAGCACACTTCCATCTCTTACGAGACAAACGTAGTGGTGAGTTAGGATCTCTAGCAGCTTTAGGGTGCTTCTTCATCTGACCAGCAGATCTGGCACAGTACGCATCACCCTTACTAGTACCCGGACGTACTCTTGGACCACCGCCTTTGGCTTTACCAGCCTGTCCATAGCTGACACGCTTGCCACTAGCTGTTACTTTAACCTTTGCTTTTCCTTTCCTAGGCTTTGCCATTGTTGACACCTTATATTATATAGTTTATAGTAAAATTATTATTAATTTTATTAGGAACTTTTATGATTGAGTATATTTTTAAACAGTCAGTTTTATTTCTTTATTGGTTAGCTTCAATTTTTCATACATCATATGAAACAATTAATGTAATTATTTTTGTTATTATTATTCCTGTTATAATTTTGTTTCTTTTTGTTTGGAATTTTTATCTTCTTCAGAATCAAAAAGATTAACATTCATTACTGGACCTTGACCACTATCAGGCATAAAGTTTCCTAAGAAAGCTCTTCCTGCTGTAAAAGGTGTTGCAGCCCCAACTAATTTATTTTTAAAATTCCAATTCCATCTTTCATTAACAGCATTGCCTTTTTCATCAACTTTAACTCGTCCTAAAACAAATGCAGCAGTAGCTGTATCGTCTTTCATATAATCATATAGTTTACCCGGAGATTTTAAAAGATTAAAAGCTGCAGTAGCATATTGTGTAATCATATTAGGATCAGCTTCATATACTTTTACTTGTTCTTTAGCAATAGCAGGACTAAATTGTTTATAATTTGTAATACTTTTACCAGAACCTATTGCTTTAGCTGCAGCTTCTAAAGTTCTAGGATTTAAATCAGAGTTATCAATTTCTACATCAAATCCTAAGTTTGATAAAATTCCCCACATAATCATTTTAGGTAAATCATAATTTAATTCTTCGCCATCTTCATTCATTTCTAAATTTAAAGCTTTCATAGGATCATGAGGAATTACAGTTTTATTTAATTTATTTTCTTTTAAATCTTTAGCTGAAACTGTTATTGCTTTTTGTTGTTTAGGTTTAGGTGTACCCGGACCTGCATCAATAATTGATTGGGGTATATTTTGGGGGGTAGCCTCTGCAGTAGGTGGTAATGTACCAGCAGCTGCCTCACTAATTGGGTTAAATTTACTAAGGACTTCAGACATCATAGTCCCGAAACTACCCCCCTGTGCTATATCCGACTCACCAAACAGACGAGCTTCCTCGCCTCTCCTTCTGACAAGTCCTCTGGATACTTCACCATTAATCTTTACAAACCCTACTTCAGGATCAAAAGCTTCATGCATAAAGTCTTCAATGTTACCTGATTCAAGGTACTGTTTAGCTTTAGACTTACCCCATGATCCAGATCCTACATTGTATATTAAAGAAGTCAGAGATTCTACTCTGTTTGGTGTTAACTCTAGTCCAGATTTACCTAATGAATCTTCAGCAATACCCTTGGCCCACTCACCATCCTGTGTAAATAAAGCTACAGCTTGTTCTTCAGTAAGACCATCAGCATACTTAACCTCAGTATCTCCAATCTTAATAGTTCCTGACTGTACTTCTTCAGGTGTTAGCTTATGTCCATAGGCTATTGTGTCTGTACCTCCTTCAAGAGAGGGTACAGGAGTCCATCTATCATTTTTAAATCCAGCCTTTGAAGAGTTTTCAAATTGCTTGATTTGTTCCACTTCTTCTCCTTTCATTTTACTACGTCCAGCACCTAAAAGTAAGTTAAGGTCAAGATTACTTACGTACTGGTTGACTGCAGAATCGTCCATACCCTCTGGTACTTCTACATTAAACTCACCATGAGTAGGATGATCTGTAATTTTAATTGTTTCCATTACTTGTTCAGTCATTTTTAGTTACCTTGATAGGGTATTGTTCTTTGTTTTTGTTTTTCTGCAGGTTTAGCATTATTTATTTTAGCAACAGCTCCTAAATTATCATAAAGATATTGTCGAACAGCTTCTGCAGGTTCAATACCTTGTGTAGTAGCTAAAAGATTTATAATTGATTTAACCCACCTACTACTATTGTTTAAACTTTTAACTACTTCTTCTAATTCAGATCTGTTTTCTTCTTGATCTTGAGTTAATTCTCCTATTTCCCAAATAACTCCTCCATCTTTAGACACAGAAATGTTAAGAGCTTTTTTAGGATTAACATCAGAAGCTACATTTACAGGAACAAGAC